AGCAACGCATTCGTAACGCGTAGGTCGCCAGTTCAAGTCTGGCTAGCGGCTCTCCTTTAAAACGCTGATTATAAATACATTAATCAGCGTTTTTCTTTCAAAAAAGTCTCACCTGAATAAAAAAAAGCACATTTCTGCAAATATATATGGCTAAAGTTGTATAGTAGGATTGTGTTTGATTATTCAGCTTATGGCAACAATCAGATTAACAGTTTTAAGTTCTATTAAGGAACAGGATGGCAGACTTCCAATCTTAGTCTGCATCTCCCAAAAGAAAAAGCGGGCTTACATCAAAACGACTTTCCTATTGAATGATATTGCAGAATTCGAAAACGGAAAGGTCGCATATCGCAAAGATGCAAGTGTAATGAACAAACGATTAGAGTTTGTATTCTCACAATATAAAGAAAAATATGATTCTATAGAAGATAAGGACTGGCTAACAGCCTCCCAAATCAAGCAGATTATTCTTTCTAAAGAAAAGCCATCTCATATTTCCTTTATTGAATACTGGAAGAAACGAATTTCTGAGTTTAAAGAAGAAGGCAGGGAAAGCTATGCAAAGATGAACCAAGAAACAATCCGTATATTTGCTAATGCCGAAGGGGACGTTCCCATCCCTGCTATCAACACATTATTAATAGAACACTTTAAAAAGTGGATGATAAGAAAAGGCTATGCGAATGGAAATATAGGATTAAGGCTAACTCACCTAAAAGCAAGAATCAACGAATTAATTAAAGCCGGCATTCTCAAACAAGATGTACATCCCTTTGCTTACACCAAAATCCCGACTGCCGAACCAAAGGAGTGCGACCTAACAATAGAGGAGTTTCAAAGAATACGAAACACCGAATTAGAGGGAAAAAGGATTAATTTAGGGAAAGACATGCTTCTGCTATCATTTTACTTATGTGGAATAAACCTGAAAGACCTATTGTCAGTTAATCTATCATCAGACATTCTTTCTTTCGAGAGAACTAAGACACTTCATGCAAAGACAGGAAAAGCAAACATTACAATACCGATACATCCAGAAGCAAGAGCTATAATAAATAGGTATATTAATAAAAAAGGTGTGCTAGATTTAGGGTATTCATACACCTATTCTAATTTACAAAAGTATATCAACCTTTGCATGAGAGAGCTGAAAGAGCATTTAGGAATCAAGCAAACACTATGCTTCTATTCCGCTCGCAAAACTTTTGCTCAATTTGCATCAGAACTAGGAATCCCGGATGGAGTGATAGACTACTGTTTGGGACATTCAGACAAAAGTAAAGGCATTATCAGGTATTATACCAAAGTCAAACAAAAACAAGCAGAGATAGCAATCAACAGAGTAATAGATTATGTGAACAATCCAGAGAAGTATAAAGATTACATAGAAATGAGAGCGGATATTATGATGATGAAAGGATAATCATGATATTTAATACTGTCCCCGTAGTTGAGCCGCTACGGGGATTTTTTAGGCACAATCAGATGGATAGTCCCTCTAATCACTTTTTTGCCTTTCAATAATTTTCTTTTTCCTTTCAGTGATGGATAATTTAAGCCATTCTTTTCTTTTACATAAAGATAAACCATTTTTATAGTATAGAGTGTCATAAAGGTGCTTACTTCTTAGTTTTCTTGTTTGTAAATACCAACATATAAACACACAAATTCCCGCTAAGACAAAAGGCAACAGACATATTATAAGCGGACTATCCAAAATAGTCCAACCTAATTCCAACTCATGAGAATATAAGATCATTGAGTGCACAATTCCAATAACAATCCATCCGATTAGGCAAACTTGTCCTATTAATATATTTATCCTGGAAGGTGAATAGGCACCAGATTTCATTGAAAAAATACAATCATTCATTTTTTTATAGGGGATCCCCATCTCACCCATTATATTACTTACAGGAATTCCTATCTTATCATGATATTTATGTTCAAAACTTACAATTGCTGTTTCATAAACTTCATACCAAGCTTTAGAGCCTTTTCCCATATAAACCCAAATGGCAGAGAGTATACAACCGACAAATGACAAAACAATAGATAACAAATTGAATAAAATCCACTCTAAAACACTAGTGTAATCGATAATTCTCAAAACTAATATTCCATATCCGGTAAAACATAATATTAAAAATACAGATAAAAAAACAGATCGTTGCCATAAGTTTGAGATTTCTAAGTCCCGGCATTGATATAACCGTTCCAAAGTTCTAACATATTGATTGTCTTCACACATAACTCGCAATTTATCAGATTAATAAAGTAAATATAATAAATCAAAATCTATTCATACTCTATTGATTATTTTGTATGATTCACGGTATTTTAGCCGCTCCTCTATCTTACCAAATATAGATACTTCATAATTCCTTTTTAATTGTTCTTCCGAATTATACCCAGCTTTTCCTAAATCTACAGAATAATCCCCCCTAATACGTTCATATTCATCGCAGGTGGGTTCTGTTACCAGAAACTGCTCACACAATACAGGACAATACCCAGTGTCATTTATAGACTCCACTACAGGAAATACAATATTGTTGAATTTTTCATTAGGAAAATCAAAATCAGTATTTTTATGAACTGATGTATAACGAATCCCATTAATGGTTTTAAAGACATCTTTATAGTCATATTTTCTATGATAATTCGTTATAATATATTCCGTTAGAAGTTGAGGTATTATATATTCAGGTTTATAATCATCCTTATTGTTGAGAACAGGAATCATACATGCAATGATTAGCGGAAATCGTAAAAGATCAAAAACATTAAACTCTTTTTCATTAGGAACACGCAAATCTAACAAAAGTGGCATTTTTTTACAAACAATTTTTGACACCATCCATGACAAAGGACGTTCCATCTCCTCCCAACACGCATAAATACTCTCACCCACATATAAACATGGATATCCAGGAATACTATATCGTTGAGTTTTTACTTTACCACGTTTTTCAAATGGAATGTGAAACATATCTATATAGGTAAATCTTTTCTCTCCTTCAAACTTTCTCATTCTATATAAAGAAAGATTAGCCCCCTCAATAAGAACATTCATCTTTGCTTTGACAATCTCTCCCAACCGTCCATAAGCCTCCGAATGTTTGCCTTGATACTGAAGAGTTACTATTTCATTAATAGCATCACATGATTTCTCTATATCATTCATATTTTCCTGTGTTAACTCTATAACTCCAGCGTCTTTGATTAAGTTTACATAATTCTCAAGAGCGTTCTCTAAAACAACTCTAAAATCGGAATTATCTTTCCGTTTTATAGGAAGCATATCAATAAGCTTCTTATAAAGTTCCTCTTTTGCCTTATTATTATCCATATTTATATTTTTCAATGCACAAATTAAAGTATAAAATCAGATTCGACAAAATGAAATCTGTTTTTATTAGCCAATGCTTTCAATCAATAGTTTTCAGAACAAAAGTGCCCTGACTTTTCAGTCAAGGCACACTTATCGCAGATAAGCCACTTCTACTTATTCTTCTTATAAACAAGCCATCCAAGCACAAGCATGAATAAGCCGGCATATACATCCATCTTATGAAGTTGCCACCAAGAGAATTCTTTTACTTTCTCTTCCTGTACAACACTAGTATTGAGTTTATTCTTCAAATCCGAAACCTCCTCAACAAGCCTCTGAATGGTTACTTTAAGTTCAGTCTCAGTAGTCTTATTCTCTTTCTCGTCTTTACTGGCATTCGTCTCACTCACCATAGTTGGATATTGCTTGCCGGTACTGTCAGGAGGTGAGAGATAGACAGTTTTATTCTCAACCTTTAGATTGGATAGTTTCTCGCTTGTTTCTTTCCGCTGAGCTTCCATATTGATAAGTAGGGAGTCCATTCGAGATTGCATTTGCTGCAAAAGATTGGAATAGTCAACCTGAGTATTACGGTCTGTGTTCATAGGAGTGGCACATCCGGCCAATGCCATCATAACGGACATTGCAATGAGTCCGAGAATCCCCCAGACTGCCAGCCCGAAGAATTCCTTTTTCTGCTTACTGGTTAGTCTCATAAGGCTTTCACCTCCCTACGATTACCAGACTGCCGATAAGACACATGTACCCATGAGAAATGTTTCTCATCAATCAATTGATCGAAGGGAAGGCCTAGTTCTTGAATCAGACAGAACAACTTCTTATTCTCAGCCGGGCTCCCTCCGGTTATATCTGCCGCCCGTCCAGTCATGTGGTCGCTCGTAGCTGAACCTTTCACGGCTTTATTGAGTGCCGGGCAACGGAAACCACTGTTCACCCTGATTGGCTTCCCGTATGCTTCCCGCAATGGGTCCAGCACATTATCCACTAATGCAGTCATGTTGACTACATGCTCTTTCTTACACCGATTATCAATTCCTAATTGGTCGGCTGTCTCTGACTTACAGAGTTCAGCGATTGTAAAGTACTTCATTTTTTCTTCCTCCTTATTAATTAATAGTCACTGGGCGGCTGCCGATTGGCACATCCACGAACATCACATTTCTTTAACTCGGCTTCTTTAAGACGCAATTCCAACTCATAATTCTTCTTGATAAGCTCCAGTTTTTCAGCCTTTAGTTTGTTGTTCTCAGAATACAGGAAATCTACTTTCCCGTCTCTTGAGGTCATTCGCGCATCAGACTTATCAAGCTGTCCGGATAAGTTAGAAATTACATTCAAAAGATTCTGTATCTCCGCTGCATCAGCGGAAGCATCTTCTTTCCGGGCATTCGTTTTTCTATTTACCCAGAAAGTTATAACCCATCGTATAGCTTCGAACCCACCTAACGTCCCAACTATAGCCAACCATTCGCTTAAGCCCATATACTTGACATTTTCAAAATTAATACTACCTTTGTAAACAGATAGGCCTATAAGGCCATATAGTGTTTGTCCCGCCCGGCTTGTGAAAGTAGGACGGGATTTTATTTCACTTTCAATATTCCATTATCACTATAGACTTGTCCATCATAAACTTGAGCAGCAGATGTTGGCCAAGCCGTACAAGACAAAATCCCCACAGTGCCGGTATCGTTTCTACTACTTCCGATACCAGCCTCCATAATTTTACCATTATAATTAATTCGGAGAAGATTAGGATAAAGGTCGATGAAACCATTATCATTAAAAAGTTCTATCTTGTTGCCTGATAAGCGTAACGTGGAATTCGTATAACCACCAGCAGCTTCACCTTTGATGTTTATTGTAGCCCATGTTCTTCCCGATTCTGTCAAATATGATAATGATATCACTTCTACATCATCCGCATCAAACATGCTTATTGTGCCTGTATCTGGATCAAGCAAGATACGTTTACCATCAATAGCAGTCTCAATCAATCCTCTGAAATATCCTTCATCAGCTTCAACTCGCCCCTTGAATTTATATTTCTGCGTTTCCGGATCAAGCTCAAAAACTACCTCATTATTAACCAGGGCAAAAATACCGCTACGTTCAACCCCGTCTATAGTGATACACTTATCTCCCTGGACTATGCCGGTCAAAATCGGTTCCTCGGCTGTCCCGGTATTCTTTCCCGTAAACAGCTTCGGAGATATCATATACTCGCTGCCTATCTGCGTTTTCCCTGTGTCCCATTCTTTAACCCAATCAGGCACATTAGCATCACTACCGGGAAGGCCTTGTTGTCCATCCATAACCTTAGAAATGCTTGCTTCAATAATTCTATCACCCGTTTGGTGGGTGCCAGTGGTAGCGAAAACCGTATATGAGACGCCATAAGCTGAGGAAAACTGATATTGAGAAGATAAATTATTATGTTCATTAATATAATTACTTCCATCACTATTAAAGATTTGAACATATAAATAGTAATCTGCACACAACTGTTTATCCGAACCAGCAATCTTATATAATTTGAATATGATATCAGATTGAAATTTAGGAGTCTCATCTGCAAATGCAGGAATTGAATTAATAACTTTGCCGTCCTGTTCAAATTCAAAGATATACAAGACTGCATCCTCACCATCTGTTCCTTTTGCTCTGATAGGAGTTCCCCAACTTCCGGAAGATGCACTTTCTGCGACCTTCTGAGACATCCATACGACTGCATTCGTCGCATTAGTGTGCCATCCATCCGACGTTCCATTTCCCGTAGGCACTGCCGGTTGAGATTCACTGTCGTGATAGGTTATATAAACCGATAGGCCATCACTACCGGCAGCACCGGTGGCACCATCATTGCCATCTGCCACCATCAAAGCCCAGGCAGTACCATTATAGATGTATACCCGTCCGTTATCAGTATCACGATATACCCAGTTCTTTAGCGGGTTGATCGGAGGCGTAGATAGATCACCTTTCCAAACTATATCCAGTCCGTCAGCACCGTCCTTACCATTAGCTCCATCCACACCGTCAATAGTCATTTGATACCATGTACCGTCCTGATAGACATAGCTCTTACCATCAGTCGTATTCTTATATGCCCAACCATTCTGAGGATTAGAAGGATGAGAAACATAGCTACCCTTCCATACTATTGACGTGCCATCCTTACCATTAATACCATCGGCACCATTGGTACCATCACCCCCCTTTTCACCAGTATCTCCTTTATCTCCCTTGTCGCCCTTTTCACCTCTAAGATTCTCTTTGACTTCATCATCAAGATCCTCCCATTTGATAACGACATTCTTAAAAGAGGTGATGAATTGATTCTTGTCAGCATTCCATGCCCATGAGATAGCACCACCGGCAAGAGAGCCAGACTTATCAGCATTAAACTTGGCAGAGCCGTCACCAAACTCGGCACTTCCGTCAGGATGTATACAATAGACTGTATGTCCGCTGGTATCTGTACCTTTTATCATGCCATTTTCGCAGTAAAATCCACGGGCACCATCTCCACCGGGAATATCACCACCAAGACGGGTTTTAACTTTACCAGTCCAGTCCTTACTATCAATGTCGAACATAATATCAATCGCAGGCTGGCCGCTTTCGTCAGCATGAATATAGATGGCAGACTGCCGATTCTTATTCACGGAGTTGCCGAACTGAACAATATCATTACCTGGCTCCGGAGGATTGATTACATTGCCCTCTTCATCCTTATCGAATTCTGACACTAGAACATGAATCACATCATCCACAACAGACGCAATCTCAACATGGTAGAATGTTTGTTTAGTACCTGTATAGGTTTGGCACCGCATAAAGTCATGAGCGACAAAACTCATGGTCTCATCCTCCAACGTGATGAGATACTCTGTACCATCTTCAGATAGCGTAACAGCAGCTATCTTACCACATGCCTGAGATATACCCAGAGAACCGATTATCGCACGCATCTTGCTTACCAGCATCTCGAACACGATAAACTGTTCACGCACGCGGATGGAATCAATCTCAAGCATCCATTTGCCCTTTACATACTCCCATATCTTCCAACCATACCCAGCGAAACCGGACATGAAGTCTTCTACTACTTCCGCTACCCATTCACCGGCCGCGTTCATCACCTGCCTGCCTGTCTTCTTTGCGGAAGCAAGCATGCCTACAATCTTAGCTGTACTTAATATTGCCATTTCAATCTGTATTTAAAATCAATTTAAAATATACTACTAACCATTCCTTTGTCGGACATTGCACAAATGTACATCAGACGAAATCAAATAAGTTGTTGAATTACAACTTTCCAATATCACCAAATGATAGCATAAAAAAAGAGCTTGGCGACAACAGAAGTTGCCACTAAGCTCTTGGTTGATACAAAGATAAGGGAAAAAGATAATACTACAAACGCTTAAGCAATGAAATAGTCATCCTCTACCAAGCTTTATCTAATCCTATTTTCAAAAGGCTTTCTTAAATCCTCTCTTAATTGATTTACAAAGTATAAAGCATCTTCTTTTGCAGATGCGCTTTTTTCTTTTTCATAAAGAGACGTATATCGTTCAGCTCTATCCATTAATGATTTATTACAGTTGATGTTTATCATCCAGTTATCATCTTTCTGTTTTGCATATGATAAACCATATACGTTTTTACCGGAACTGATACTTGTGTTATCCTGTACGGAAACCCCCTCTATAATTACAGAGAAATCACGATGGAACATTAATTCATTCGGAAGCTCCGAAGATGGGCAGGAGAACCGTAGAATTAAATCATTTCCTGATACTCTTTTTTCAATAATACAATTATTGCGCAAATAATTATACTCGTATATTTCATCTAATGTAGCAAACCAGATACAATCATTACCATCCTTGCCGTATTTATCATTGATAGTTGTAAATAAATCAATAATATATTGAAAATTTTCCGGTCCATGACTAAAATCGTGCAACCAGGCATAAGTACCAGAAATAGCTTTATTATCAATTTCCGGCATTAACTGCTCCAATGAAGGAATCGATTCTACAAACCGGCGATATTGGACTACATTCTTCAAATCAATGGGATTATCAAAAGCTATATGAAGAGGTGAGCCTATATCCGTCTTACCCTCAGCTGCTGTAAATACAATATCATCATAGAGCCGGGAAGCAGCCACGTAATCATTATTTCCACCTGGACGTGCCAGTATCTTCATCTTCCTTCCTAAAAAACTCTCCGTTATATTCTGTGATTTCTTCATTCCTTTTAAAATGCCATCTACAGTATCGTCTCCATTTGTATCGATATCATGAAAATATATTTCATTGCCAAAATCAAGCATTGGAGCAACATCCTTCCATACAAGATGCGGATAGTATTTATCCGGCTTGTGCGTCGTCGGGTTCATGAAATCGTCAATATTCTGATTACGGGAATCAGGCCAAATAGCTACACCAACAGTAAAACGACGTTCATTACCACAACCATCAGTATAGCCCAACGTTTTGTCAGGATACGAACCTGTTGTTCGTTCTTGGCCGACATGGAAGAATCGATGATAATCTATCCATTTTTTATTTATAGTACTAAAGCCTCGACTATAGGCCATGACCGTACAATCATCAAAAGTATAACTATATACAAAACTTTTATTGTACTTTAAATGAGGGAAAAAGACCTTTATATTGTCTATATTCACATTTCCCGTAAGTGGTATTTTTACATAGGCCTCATTCCAATCAAAATTTTTCGGGACACTAAAATCTGGTAGATAGTCATCCTCACCATCAGGCACTGGCGGTTCCGGCTTTTCCTTTTCATCTTCACCAGGACCCTTATAGGCATCCTTCATACATCCATTCATTGTCATACAAATGGCAAAGAATAATAATCCATGTAAAATATAAGATAGCTTTTTCATGTTTATAAACTGTTATTCTTGACAAAAATATAAATATATTGATAGATAATGGATTAACTCTTCTCTTTTTTTACAAAATTCTTTCAAACTCAAAAACATTGGCTCCGGTTGTGATCCATGACGAAGATTTTCTGCCGAACTTAATAATCAACCAGCCATCAGAATCTGCTGCAACATCTTCCCAAATCAGCATATTTGCATAATTGTTTTTTAGGCTAAATGACGGTGATTTCTGTTGTCCGTTAATATCAAAAACATGCATCGTGGAGTCGCTCGGTATGACAGAATTACCACCTAAAGATGAGAATAGAGAAATTTTATATCTTGCCCCCGGAGTTGTTTTAAATGCATGCGCATGCCATTCCGTGGTAGAATTTGAATGCCCGACGCTTGGAGAACTCCAGACGGAATATGGAGAATAGATGCATTCATCGCTTTCAACCGGACCATATTGAGTACCTCCGGAAGGTGATTTCAAGCCTTGCAGTTGTGCATATGAGTTGTAAGCACTGTCATTGGTCCACAACCATGCGCCAACCCATACCAAGCCGCTTGCCTGACCATTTACATCAAGCATATCCAAAGTTTTGTTCCAGTTCGGGAATACATTATATCCACTCTCTGTACAACTGGAATTACCGGATATTTTCACAACAAAACTTTCGGAGGCTTCTTGCAGGTTGATCGTAGCATTTAAAACGGATGTAGTAATATTCGCATTTCGCAATTTCAGATAAACCGTTTTGGCACCATTACCGTTTGATAGAGTAAACGGAACGGATGTGCCGCTATATGTCAACCAGGAAGCACCACTAAATGAAGACGACTCGGAGAGCATATATTGAGTAGGAACACCTGTGACTGACATAGAGATGGTCACATTCTTGCTATTCGTACTACCGGCTCCACTATTGATGCTCATTGAATTAAGCACAAGTGCATCCGTTACCACCTCTTCATAAGAAATTGAAGCGGACACTATATCACTCTCACCATATTCATTCTTAATCTTGGCATATATCTTTTTAATGCCATAACCGGAACTCAAAGTGAATGGGGCCGTTGTTGCACTGCTCGCTATCCACTCCACACCGTCCAGATTAGAACTTTCAGACAGCTTATAATGAGTTATCACCCCTGTTCTGTTAAAGGATATAGTAACCTGTCTGGAATTAGTTGTAGATGCACCACCATCAATACTGATTGAATTAAGGGTTGGAGACGTATCTATGGATGAGAGACGGTCGTTAAATACCGTTTGCAGGTCACTTTTTAACTGGTTGATGAAATATACAGCATCATCCCGAACCTCACTATCCTGATTCTCAAGATAAAGGTTCGAATACTTGTCAGCCATTTCATAGGCTCGCTTTTCAAGATCAATATTGATTGAAAACTTATTGTTGATATTGCCAAACTTAAATCCGTAGACTTCTCCCTTCGTTAGTTCTGCTGACAAAGAACTACTATAAGTACCATTCAACTGTATAGTAAACTCTTTATGCCGAAAATATTGCTCTTTAGGAATAAGAATAGAAAATTTGACACCATCGGCTGCCACCTCTTTCCTGATCTTCGCATATCGACGGATGAACCAATACTCATAGATTTCATCAAGAGAAGCAAAAATCATGGTATCAGTTCCATCCTTACCGTATGTATCATTCAACTTCACATATAAATCTTTAATAAACTGGTGTTCAGCCGGACCATGGGAGAAGTCATGATACCATTGATAGAGTCCAGAGGTGGCTTTAGCAGTGATATCGGTCATCAGAGCGTCTGCATCCGGAGTTGACTCGACAAATCTGCGATACTGAACTTTGTTCTTCAAGTCAATGTCTTGTGCAAAACTAATATTCTGTAATAATCCAAGAGGTGTAGAACCCTGCGCACACATGAATGAGACGTCTTCAAACTTTTCACCTGCTAAAACATAGTCATGGTTCCCGTTGGGTTCTGCCAGTGTTTTCATGCCATGTCCGGGAAGTTGGGATAAAGTGATTGCTTGCGATTTCTTCATTCCTTTTACAATACCATTCACTGTATCATCACCATTCGTATTGACATCGTGGAAGTAGATTTCATGCCCAAAATCAAGCATTGGTCTGATATCCCCCCATACGAGATAAGGATAATACTTATCCGGCTTGTGCGTTGTCGGGTTCATGAAATTGTCGATATTCTGATTGCTTGAATCCGGCCAGATAGACACACCAAGGGTGAAACGGTGTTCAACTCCGAGACCATCAGTATAGCCAAGAGTTTTTTCCGGATATGAACCGGTAGTCTTTGACATTCCCACATGAAAATTTTTCTCAGCATCCTGCCATTTCCTATTAATAAACAGATGCCCACGGCTGTATGCTAAAATCGTATCATCGTCAAACGTATAACTGTATGCGAATTTCTTGTCATATTTAAAAATCGGCATGGTCAGTGCCGCATTAGTAGCCGCATCGCCGGTTAATCCTTTGACTACAAACTCCACCAATTCATATTCCAGTTTCACATATTGCAAATGGAGTATGCCAAAGCAAGTTGTATCAGCAACAGATTCACATTTTACCACTACCTTTGTCTTATAGTCTGAATTAACATAAGCCTTTTCAATGCTGTATTTATGAGGATAAAAATTCGCCCCATCGGATACCGCAAAACTATTTATTGCAAGATAGGTATTCTTACCAAGCGGAGTTTCGGATATCTCATATTCTTTTGTCGTGCCTGCCGCTGTGGGAAGCTCATCAAGTTTAAATGCGCATTCGTAAAGGTTCAGTTCATTACCACCGATACGATAACTACCACAGATTCTTTCCGTATCCTGAATGACCTGTGAGCCGGATATTATCTGACTAACTTGTTCTGACAGACTGGCTATCTGATCAGGCAATGAGGTAAGGGTGCTTTTGTCTGAACTCGTATAGTCGTTAGTAGACAACCCTTTACCTGATACAACGTCCACTTTGCTGTTAACAGCGGAAACCACCTGATTAAACTCATCCGCTGACAATGTATCACCGGTATTCTTTGAGGGAATATTCAAATTTGCCATATCATCTTATTTTTTATATTAACCTAATGCGAAAGAGAATGTATAAGGAAAGCCGGTTGCAGGTGGGGTTACATCGCCTCGAATTACAGAGATTGGGATAAACACCATCTGCTGGATTCTTCTATCAAAAACAGGGATAAGCATATTATCTTCATCTATATTCCCCGAGAACAAGGTTGGGGCTGCATACCCCCACTCGTTTTCTCCCTTGACAGGTAGTGAACCAACCGGAGCATTATCTACAGAAGGGTTGACATTATTAAGACCACCGAATGATAAATCCGTTGCTTCCACCGGAGCAATCTCCATCAAAGCGTCCTCATCCTCTTCGATAAGCGTATCGTCCTCTTCAAGCAAACAGCTCATCAGTGCGGCCGGGGTATTTTGTTTCGGAAGGCGCACGATCAAACCATTTTCCACTGTACTTCCATTGGACAGGGTGATGTGACCGGAGGCAGTGTCTTTTTCCAATCGACTCAAAGAACGTTCTTTTATTTCCCTTGATGCCCGCTTCGCAGAATATGCATTCCTGTCAGATGCCTGCGTCTTATCATTTGTTGTTATTAGGTAAATTCCATTACCGCCACCAGTATAAGTTTGTCCTTTATAAGTTAATGAATCGACCTTATCCTCAATCTCACCGATACGTGAATATGAAGCTGTCTCACCGACTGTATAAACAGGATGATCATAAGGATAATCCAAGTTATATTCAAATCCGATGATACGTGACTGCCGATTACCTGTCTCAAAGAATGCGGGGTTAATAAGGTTCACTCGGTCTCCAATCTCTAAAAGAGATGATTTTTCATCATACATCATTTTGTTAGCATAAGTGGATGGATCTATTTTTACCTTATCCAAGTATGCTTCTGCTTTCTCTTTTAACTCTTGTTCTGCAGCAGGAATCATCGTATCAGAAACGAATGAAGTGTCGAACCCTGAAAGAACATAAGTATCAGCAGTAACTAACGTGCTACCTTCCATGTGCTCAACCTGTGGACGTAGAACTTCATCAGGTAGTGGCCTGCCGTAATCCTCATTACGGACTATTTCCCAGACCTGAGCAGCCGGATTCCAACTACCATCTTCCAGTTTTTCCGATACTTTGTCAGGGTTGAAGGTTACACCGAATTCCATCCCACTAAGAAGTCCGGACTCGAATTTCACTTTTAACTCTTCGCCAGCAATAATATATTTATCAGAGAATGTAATGCCAGCATCTTTGAAACGATAAGCGTTCCATTTCTTCTCGGTCGTAGTTCCATCTTCGTTCTCAATCTTGTCAACGTATTCTTTGGTAGTGATTTCTGAAAGTATACCCACTCGACGTGGATAAACATCCTCAAAGATAACAACGTCTTCGATAGCTTCTTCCTGTGACATTCCTTCATAAGCATCTATGTAAGGAGTATCGGCAGGAAGCATTAGGCGTTTCTGTACAACGCCATTCACAACAATGCTCTCATCAACAGGGCGGTAGCTGGTGGGGATGTTTCTCGTTGAACCGAAAGCATAGATACGCGTTGCATAAGTAGACTGACTATCCGAACGTGTCATTTCCTCTACATTCACACCGAGTTCAAAGTCAATAGGATCACCAAACTCGCAACGTCCGAAGTGGATAATACTATTCGTTATCCACCATTCACAATCCCATGTTTCCGCCATCTGAGATAGAGCGTCAATCATGTTCGTATTGTCATAAGACATAAGTAAGGCCTTATTTTCAACACTACTGTCAATGGAGAATTCGAAATCCTTTCCTCTATAAGTATAACCAAGAGCTTTCAAATTTCGGAGGAATACACCCAACTGACTATCCAGCGAAGCCGTGAGGTTCCAGGACGCTTCCTGTCCACCGACCTCTGGGGTGTATTTGAATATCTTATTCTTCCATTTCCAGTAATATGCATCCAAACGGAGCTCATAATCATAACCACCAGTAGTATTGTTATATGCGGGCTTCTGCAAATCCACAACCTCGAATAAACTGGTAACATCATCCGGTAGTTCTACATTATCCCCAAGTTTAAAAAAGATTGGTTCGTCGAGATTGAATTTCACAGCAATATAGTCCTCTTTCATTAAGAGGAATTTACGCTTACTTCCTTCGTTAATAATAGTTGAGAAGCGAAGGTTTCCGGATATGTCTTTGATGTCTACTATCATAACATCTCCAAAGTTCGGAGATAAAAAAAAGAGTGCCCAATTTTGAGCACTCACATACACGACAATAAAACCAATGTCGTGAATTAGGTTCTGTTTACCGGATTCGGTTCGTTAAACTTCATCGAACATTTGGCAAAAGTTCGGTCTAAACTCTGTGCGTAAGTTATACTTTTACCGAGATAAATCAGATGATAAATCTCGCTACTATTAGCTGGGACTTGAATATCAACCTTGCCTTTATAAAGCTCATCGAAGAAAGCTTTTTTCTTTGATTGATAATCGGACTGAGAACTACCCTCGATAGTGAACGAAAGAGTTATTTCCCTCTCATCGACTTTAGGATTATTGATTATTACCCGTTTCCCATGTTCAAGTCGGCTTTTGTTCTCAATAAAATCCTTCATGGGAGCGGATGCCCCAATAACATCAAGAAACCCCTCTCCCATTCTCACACCCCATGTGGCAAACGCATCTTTTTCATTAATCAGTAAATCTGTCATAATTTATAATTTTGATGTATTCTTCTTCACTTCTGCTATATCTGCTTTGATATCTTTTAAGTATTTAGCCGAATTACCTGTATTCTCCGAAATCTGTACCAATTCAAGATAGGATTGTGCTATCAAATCCCTCGTATCATCAGCGATGTTCCTCGTTTCTGTATTCATGGAAAGGATAGCATCTGCTCTTGCAGTTAACAGATTAAGAGATTGAGTTTGAGCGATATTCTGAGTTTTTATCTCTTCACCTGCAATCTGTAAAGCAGTAAACCGACCACTTAGCTCTCCAGCATCCTCGTGTGTCATTTCGGTACCAAATCCTCTGGAAGTCGAAGATTGAGAAGTAGACTCTTGGGAACTCCATCCAAAAGCATCAGCCATTGCATCACGTTCAGCTATAATTTGCTCAGCTAACGCCTTTTGGGCATCTTTCAATTCTGCCGATTCTTTAGCAGTTAAATCAAAAACACCGTCTCCATCACTATCTGATTTTGCAGCCCAATCATTATATAAAGCTTCGATTTTGGCACGGTACTTATTTGCCACAAGATTTTCTAAAATAGCGTTCTTCAGGTATTCTCCAAAATCATCGGCCATATCTTTACTACTCTTACCCATATCGGAAAGGGTTGAAACAAAACTGTCATAGAAAGAATCGAAAGAAACTCCGGTCATTGTTTCCTGAAGTTTTGTCTTCATATCCTCTATCTCATCAGAACAGTCAATAATGTTTTGCAAATATCCTTGTACGTCATCGTCCAACTTCGCCCAGAACGTAGGTGCTTCTTCCTGTAGACGTTCCAATTGTTCCGCTGTAAGAGAAAATAGTCCAGTCATACGACCGTCAGCAACCGAGTTATAATTGAATCCAATAGACTGTGCCGCTTTACGAAGTTCATCCCAGCCCTGGCTTGACATCCCTTTTCTCTGACGAACGCCAATGGAATGAGAACCTACACTCGCCCCTGCATTAAGTCTCTCTATCCCAAGTGCAACGCTGCTTTGAGCCTTCTTATTCAATAAGTCCAGAACTTCTTGCCCAGCCTTACGCGCTTCATCGCCATAAGATATATCTATATATTTCTGCTTTTTACTAATAAGCGTGTCCCAAACATCAATAAGTGCCCCATATTCTTCTTTCATTTTATTATAGGCAGAATAATCAGCACCAAGGACACCGATTAATCCTGATGCCATGCCTATTGCTCCACCAATAACAGCTCCCCAAGGTCCACCAATAGATGCGCCAGTTGCCGCATAAGAAGCTGTACTACTTAAAACAGAGGTAACCTTTCCAGCTGTACTTTCTGATTTAACCCCCAAATCTCCAAGAACACCATCCAGCTCTTTTACAGCAGATGCTATACTACCAAATCCTTTAGATGTGCTTTCATAATCATTATTCTTAAAGCCATCCTGAATCATCTTGAATGGATTATCCTTATCAAGCATCTTTTTGAATTTGGCTATTTGAGAAGAAAGACTTGATGTAAATTTATTTAAGGAAGAAGGATTAGCCATAGCATCATTTATAGCTTTCACAGTCTTTTCATTATCCTTAAACAAATCGGGAATTTTAGTTCCCTCTATCCCATTCATATAATCAATAAGCTCTTGAATATCCTCTATTATATTCCTTATTGACGATGAAGAACGATTAGAGAAATCCGTGAAAAATCTTCCCCATAATTCTGAGTTTTTCATCAATTCATCATCCAGACTATCAAGATCTTCTTTTCTCTGGGCAATAAAAGTGGATTTTTCAACACTCCCCTCTTCTGCATCCGCAATCTGCTTATCATATTTATCCATGATAGCTTTGCGTTTTTCCTGATACTCTCCATACTTGATATAATACTCATTCCAAGCATTATCCTGTTTATTTTGATACTCTTTCAAATTCTTCTCGAAAGAAGCTATTCCACTTTTATATAAATTATCGAAGACATCGTTTTCCGAAATAGATAATGTAATCCCACTTGCATTAAAAGTCTCTCCCTTTTTTTTATCTGGGCTAGTCTCCCATGTAGCACGGGCATCCTCAATCTTTTTCCGCAGAGTATCCTCTTTCTGCCGGTCGATAGCCTGCATCTCTTTTTCAAAGTTGAGCTCCATTTCGGCAATGGTCTTGGCAGCACCTTCATCCATTGCCTTGATTCGGGCTTCATCAACTCTCATTTGCAAATCCTCGGCATTACGTTTTTGTTCCAACGCTTGTTTCTCAAGGAGGACATTATATTTATCGGTCTGCTTACGAAGTTTCTCAGCTTGATTCTCCTGTTTGGTTAACGAACTTCCAGTGATGCCGCCTAAATCTTTATAGGATTTCTCTTTCGACTGCATATCCTCACGGGCATTCTTAACTTGCTCGGATGTAGCCTTTTGATCTTTCAAAAGAGTTTCGTAACCTTTCTTGGCAGATTCCCAATCGGATTTGGCTTTCGCAAGGTCTTGCTGGTAGGTGGACTTATTCTTCTCTGAATCAATTCGGGTTTGCTTGGCAGACTTTGCTGTGTCTATAAGTGTTTTTATATCTTTCACATTATAGATTGCTTCATCAGACAAAGTGCCCTGTACATCAATAGGTAAACGGAATTTCACAGTACCGTTTTCACCCTTTCCTTTGATACGCTTTTCTAACTCAGAGATGTAGCGGTCAAACTCACTAATATCAACATCTTTAAGATTGGAAATGAACTGTTCTGAGATACCTTTCCCTTTTTCAACAAGAAATTGGTCTTTATAAAAGCGAAGTTCTTTTAACTTGTTTATTTCCTGCTGTGTTAATTTACCACCATTGATTTGCTTGGCAGAAAGGGTATTTTCATAGTCTGAAACGGCTTTGTTGGCAGCTTCAAAATTCCTTGCAACTTCCTCACCGGCGCGTTTTGCATCCTCTTTGGCTATTTGTTGTTTTAATTGAAGTATGTCAGCAAGTTTAATTGATTCAATATCGTACTGGGCAAATATTTTGGGATATTCACTTCGTAATGCCGCCAAACTTTCACCTCGCTGCAAGTCAGACAATGCAATATCACGAGAGCTTTGAATAAGACCGTCTATTTTTTGTTTTCGTTCGCTATCAAGTTTGGTCGCGTTTTCTTGTTCTTCATTATACCTCCTTATTCCTTTTTCAACAGCGGTTGTAGAATCTCTGAACGCCCACATAGCCGCACCAAGTCCCACAACGGCAGTAGCTAATAAAACATAAGGATTGGTAAGCATAGCAGCGTTTAAAGCTAACTGCGCCTTTCGAGCCAATATACGAGCATTAGTAAGGGCTACCTCGGCTATCGTATGTTTGCTTGTGGCGATGGTAGTAAGCATCACAGCAGTGCGATATGTTCCATAAGTGACCACCAGTCCGGCCAATACCTTTCCGACTGTCTCATAGTTTTCAATCAGCGAAGTAGTCATTTGAATACCATCCATAATTACCCCTTCTGACTTCTGCCCTAGTTCGTTAAACACAGAATCCAAAGCATCCTGCATCATAGATAGCTGACCGTTTATCTCCTTTGAAGCATTCTCGGACATATTATAGAACCGACCGCCTGCGGAAGTGGCGTCAATAAACGCCTGTTGTACCATTTCTGCGGAAATAGCCCCCTTAGACATCTCATCTTTGAGTGTGGCAATAGACTTCCCTGTCTTTTCAGACATTATTTGAAATGGATTGAATCCGGCATTTATCATTTGGTTCAAGTCCTGCCCCATCAACTTGCCTGCTGCTGACATCTGGGAAAAAGCCAAAGTAAGAGAGTTGAATTTCTGTGTATTCCCCATAGAAACATCACCAATAGCTTGTAAATAACGTGGCACTCTTTCGGCTTCGATATTAAACCCTAACATCATCTGTGTAGCGGAAGTAACATCGGAAAATTCCAGCGGTGAAATCTTCGCATATTCACGTACTTGCGCCATGAGCGCATCGGCTTTCTCCTTGCTACCTAACAAAGTCTGAATAGCCGTATCTGCGGACTGAAATTCGCCACGTACACGAATCATTTCAGAGCCTAATGCTTTTAATACGCCAGCTCCACCAATAACAGCCAAAGCTTTCTTCCACGAGACAGCAACCCCATTGTTTGCTTCAGTGACATCTTTTGCATCATCCTTGTAAAGCGCATATTCATCACGGATCTTTTTTACTGAAAGACGTGCTTCTGCTTGCTGCTGAGTAAGATTAAACAAAGCATCCCGTTCTTTGCCAAGTGCTCTTTCTTGCTCTCTGATATGGTTAAGTAGCGCTTTATCTTCACCACCTCTTGAAACAATATTCTTATATAGTTCCTTATTTTTACGGATAGTTGTTTGAAGAGAGCCAACAGCATTCTTTTGGGCAATAATCTTTTCTGTAAACCCGTTAACGGATTGTGAGGCGTCGAAGATTTTCTTCTTAAAATCCCCCTCCATTACAGCACCAGCTTGGGCTGCCTTTGCCACCAATCCGTCAAGCTGTTGAGTAGATGCCGCAAGTTGGGTATTAAGTGTTTTGAAAGTGGCAGGAGATTGTGTGCTGTCCATGCTCTTCAATTCCTGCTTTAACTTTACAATCTCATTACGAAGTTTTACAACTTCTTCCCAGTCGCTACTTACTTTGAAATATAATTTAGACATACTTATTTCTTCGTTTTACCAATTCTTTACCACTGATTTTCTTAACCTTTTGTCCGCCATATACAGCGTGTAATTTATCCCTTTGCATCATCAACAGGTTTCTATAAGGAATAACCTCAAACACTTCTGTGTAACTTAGATGAAGCGTATCTATAAGATGAGCTATCTGCCCAAAGAATGTTGTGTTTCCTACTGTTTCGATTTTGCTGCCAGCATCGACACATTCTTCATCGAGCTGACACACTGAAAAGCCGAAATATCCATCATAGAAAAACACACTTCCAAAGTTTCTTTAATTTCTTCAAAAGTCCCATTTTTCAAAGCCTTAGCCATTTTTTCATTACCGCAGATAAAACATGAAATTCCTTTCAGCATATCATTGGTAGCTTCAGGAAGTTCATTGATTGCTTCCATGATGTTATCTCCAACCATACCGATATTAGAAAAATGTCGTATGGCACGGCAAATAACTTTAATAGTAGGCGGTTTGATAGTATAAACCATTCCTCCTATCTCTACATTTTTGAAATCCAATCCCAGCAAGGCATCAGATACTATTTTCGCAGCTTGATTCATAATCTTTAAATTAAAAAGGGCAAAGCAAACACCGTCCACCCTGCCCTTTTATTAACTAATCATTTTACCTTACCCTGCCGGAGCTACTACTTCCGACTCATCAAACCATTTCTCAGAAGCCAAACCATCCACTCCAGTAGTAAGCGGAACGGCTGCAACAGCTAATCCGATGGCCTTATCGGTATTCGACCCGCGGGCGTTGATAGCCGCTTTCGGGAACACCACATAAACTCCGTCTTTGGTTTTACCAATCACACATTTATGAATAGGCTTATACTTGCCTCTTTCCCAATTCTTTTCAGTGGCTTTTCCGCCTTGCAAATCAGCCTTTGTAGCATAATCATACTCACCAATGGTAAAGTTGATTTTCACCTCACCTGGTTCGGACGTTTCCCGGTAGTACTCACCCGTCAAAGCGTTTTTGTAACGAGTTACACTCGCCTCCGCTTCTTCGTACTGATACGTGTCACCGTGTACGTTCTTGACCCGCTTCGTTGCTGCATTTTTCAAGATAGCAGCAACCTCCGCACCAGTCAATCCAGTTGCTGCGGCTGCAACCGTCGTTATAGGTTCCGCATAATACAATTCGTCAATTTCTACAGCTGTAATCATAATCTTATAGTTTTACATTTAATACTTCAAACAAAATTCTCACATTCACATAATGACACTTCAAAGCTGTGTCCGCTTCCGTGCCGATAGAATCAATGGAGTAACGATAGGTCGTGCCGTCATAGGCGCTTACCACATCATCAAATCGTTTGTTTGCTTCTCTTTCGAGTTCATTCAAGCGGATGGTGTTTGCTTCATTTTCGCTTAAATCAGGAACACAAAGATTCACTTCCGCGAAAGACTTCTTCCAATAAGTCCCCGGCTGTTGCTTCTTTGCATGGATAACGATTCTTTCAGACTTCAATTCGCCCGTCAGCGTTTCACCGTCAGGCACTATGTCTATTCCGAAAGCCTTGCAGTCCCGGTAGAGGATGTTTCCTATGTCGGTGGTTACTATCATTCAAATTCTTCTTTTAATCGTTTCTCCGCATATAAAGCGGCACCACTTAAAACATCATATCCCTTAGATTCAACGAATGAAGCGTATTCCGCTTCGTTTTTCAGAGTTAAGCCATTTTCGTCAACATCGTAATCATTGGACGTTCTCAGAGTGAGTGTGTGGTCTTGATAGTCGCCATGTTCCTCTGCGTATTTCACAGCTTCATCACCCACATCAATCATCTTCTTCTCAACTTCCCATTCTCCTTCATCGAAGAAATCATCGACATCTGAAAAATCGAAATCTACATCCATAATTCCGAGTAGTTAAAGTAGTTTGTACTCTTCACCGTGTAAACCTCGCCTTGACCTCTCACGTTCTCGTCATCCATACAACGGACTTCATCACCTGCCTTAACAGTGATTCTTTTCTCGCACACTACATGATAATTCGGACGATATACAGAGCCGTTATTGGATGAAAATTCTTTGGTAGTATTATCATCACAACGACACTTGCATACATCCTGCCAGCTTTCACCACCAGTTCCGGGAATGGGTCTGCCAAACTCATCCTTATCCATCGGAGTGATAACCTTTACCTGTAATATGTGTGGAGCGAATATCATAAAAAGGTCACTTTAGGTTTGTTACTTAATTCGTCTTTCAATCCGTACATCTTGCAGAGAAAAGAGTAATACTGCTTTATCCCTTCAAGATTCCAAGACATAGAAAAACCGCTTTCACTGATTGAAGTGGCACGAAGCAATAGAGAGGGGATGAACTTCGCAATTGCCACCGACACTCGCGTTTGGCAATCCTCGTTCATCTCATCCTCTCCGCTTATCTTCGCGTTCAGACACATATCCAAAAGGTCAGCCTCCGACAATTGGATGCCGAAGGTCTGAAACTTTTGCAGTATGTAGTCACTTATCTTCATGCTTCAATGCCCAATGTTACTTTCAGTTTCGCAATCGATTCTTCGTCAAGTTCTGCAACCTTAGCCAAAAGAGTTTCCTCTTTCATGTTGCCGGATGCCTGAGCGCCGATGGACTTCAACGCATCAATCAAAACTTTTTTCTCGAACTCCTTATCAAAAAGGGAGATTTTAACCTCCTTCTTTTCTTCGGGAGTTTTCACCGTTTCTACACGCTCGGCAAGTTTACGGTTCTCCAAGTCCTGTATACGGGCTTCGTCTTCAAAATCGAGGATTGTACCCGGATTGTACACTTCGCCAGTAAACTTATCGCGGAAAATATCAATCACTTTAATCTTCATAGAATCCTCCTTATCCCTCCGGGACAGCATTCATGGTTGATAAATCAAAATTTACAATCTTATTCGGAGCGATAAATTCAGGAATCCATTCGGCAGTATATTCCATGTATCTACCCTCTTCATCACGATAGTTGCAAACCGACATCTGACCTTCAGCAGTATTATAAGAACGTCCCGGAACTGGATCAGTCATTACATATGGCTTATGGTGGCGCATCTTCATCACCTTGTCTGTCTGCAACAGAGTGATACGATTGTCAGCATAAATCTGCACGTTCTCGCCCGCCTGATTCTCTACGTAATCCTCCTTGATCTCGATAGCAGGAAGCCCGATTCCAGTAAATACGCTAGATGCCATTTGGTCGGTCACCAATCCCGCATTAACCATGAACTCACGCTCACCAAGAATCATCTTGAATTTATCACCGAACTCGGAAGCACCTACAATGTTCTTCATAAATGTGCTACGAGACATAATCATCTTGGAGAATACACCGTATTTAGCTTTCAGCTTTTGAATCTCCTGCTGCAAATAAGAGATAAACGTATTCTTTACAGAAGCATCAGGAGTCAAGAAATGGAACGGTAACTCAATATCGAGTAACTCGATATTCTCCTTGTTGTCTGCCAGGTGAACCTGAGCCTTGCCGGTCATCAGTAACTCTGGAACGATAATGTCCATACGCTTATGCGGAGCAAGTAAAATCTGGCGGTAATCATCAACGATGAAGTCGATAATCTCCTGTAAGATTGCACTTTGTTCTGTAGTATTGGCAGCATTGAACTTATCAATGATGTCTTGTAACTGAGACAAACGTTCAATATCCATCTGATAACGGTCGCCCAAATAGGCGATTTCAGTATAACCGCTTCCGAGTGAGCGTCTTTCGCGAATGGGCTTCTGGTCATTCTTGCCAAGGATGGAACCGGCAACGACACCTGTAACTGTTCCCAAATAAGTTTTGAAAACACGCTGCTTGGTTTCCAAGAAATCTCCGTATTGCTTCCAATAGATTGTATCCAATCTCAATTGAAGAACACGGTCAATAATCGCTTGGACGATATTGGGATCTGTAAATAAAGTTTGTATGGTCAAATTCATATCTAAACTTTTAATGATTAATACTCAAACTGGAAACGGCTTGTCAATCCCACCTTATCCATCTCATGGATCGGAAGAACCAACTTGCTTTCCTTTACCTCATAGGCTTGCATCAAGAGAGTGCAGAGAACCGCTCCATCGCTCTCAACTTTCTTCGCATCATAAAGAACGAAGTTTGCAGTGTTCTTTTTCACAGTCCCCCCCACTTCGGTAGCTTCAAAAAGAACTGCATCCTTAGCGATATTTTCTCCGAAAGCCGCTTTGATGGTTAATACATCATAATCCTTGGTTGACTTGTCGATAGATGCTACCTCTGCGCCTTTCTTTCCGCTTCCGATGAACATACCCTGATAAGCCAAAGAATCTTTTGCCACCTTGATGGTGAGATTAGAGTCTCCTGTGGTATAAGCTTCAACCACTTTCACATTGCGGACGGGAACGAGTGTCCGTTTCTTCAAGTCCGCTTGTACAGGTGTGAATACAGGAAGAACAGAGCCTACTACAAGGTTGGTAATATCCAACTTCCACGGTCCGCTCTTTCTGACACCCGTCTCAACACGGTAGAACTCTTCCGGTTTGTATTCCGGGGTCAAGTTATACTTAGTACCTGCTGCCATAAATTTTACTTTTTAGATTCAACAATAGTTTTTGTTCCTTCCGAAATCATATTCGCAATAGATTCAGCTTCCTTCTCCATCTTTGTTTCCGCTGATTCAGGAGGAGTCACACCACTAAAGCCGATATTGGCAAGTTCCTGTTTAGCGTCCTTGAAATAAATGTCTAAGTCTGCATCATCAGGAATCGCATAACGCTTTGCGAATGTTTCGGGAATACCATACTCCTTTGCCTTTGCCAAAATCTGCTCTTGTCGGGTAGCCTGTGACTTCTCCGTTTCAAACTGAGCGAGCTTGTCAGAAAGCGGTTTAACGGCTGCACTCACTGCATTGGCAATGATGGTAGCCATATCATCCGGCTTGTCTTCCGCTTTGGTGGTTGTGGTAGTAGTGGTAGTCTCGACTGGCTTACCGTCTTTAAGGTTATGCTTCTTCTCGTAGTTAGTCACTGCCGTTTTTGAAGCATCCCCGGCACGGAAATCACCATAGGAATTAAGCACGTCCGAAAAGCTGATACCCTCAACAATGGAGTTTACCTTTGTCTCGTCCGTTACACCCTCTGCCTTTTTGGTGGCAATTCGGGTAAGAATAGCAGTATCCACCCCAGTGAATTTCTGTTGCAGTCCTGCCAAGATTTGTTCTAAGATTGTCATACCGTATGAATTAAAATTTGAGATTCAATTTGCGGAAGTAAAAATACTACCAATACAGATGATTGATAAATATTTAGGCTTCCCATTCACGACAATCAATCCATTGTCGTAAATACGGTATATAAAGTAAGGAGGAAGTTAGTAGAGGGGAAATAATTAAGTGGTGGATAAGGCCGGATTGTGAAGAAAGAAAAAGGCGTGAATAGCCGAAGCCTCACGCCTTAATTTTGAATTTAAAAGCTCTGAATTTATAAAGTCGCAGATTGTAACTCTGCTCCGATATTCTTTATGGTATCGAGAATCTTCTTTGTTGTTGATTCTCCAGCAAATGCCAGTCCGTTTTTATATTGGCGCATTTTAGACTCATTGATTCCTGCTTTTTTAGCAAACTGACTCACATTAATCCAATCGAAGTAATTAAAGAAAGATTGGAGATCATACTTAAAATTTACATCTATATGCTCCACTTCATTAGGAAGGGGCTTACCTTCTTCTACAATCATTTCCTTTGCTTCTTTAATACTTTCCATGAAGTCAGCTTTTGCCTCTTCCACACTTGAACCATACCCGCCTAACCCATGATTAAGCAGCATATCATCTGAATAGATGGAATATAAACCATCTGTCCCTTTTTCAATAATAGCAAGTATCTTCATAACTCTTTGTTTTTGATTTGAAATTTAAAAGCCATTGAAATATGCTTCTCAATTCAGTAAGTAAGTGGCAGGGATTAAATCCCCGCCATCTTCTTAATGCTCTTTAATGTGCCGTCTCTCATTTCTTGGCTCTCATGTCTTGGTACTGGAAAAGTCTGTTTGGTTATTGGACTATACCAAATATCATGATTAGAACCATGACGATGAATAAAACAACCAGCTTTCGTAAGCATTCTTACTAATTCTGATACTTTCATAATTTCAATGAGCTTTTAAATTCAACACAAAGATAACGTTTTTGTTACTACAAAACAAGTATGCCCATAAGATTAGTAACATTTTTGTTACTTTTAACAATAGATCCAATAAAATAGCAGCAACTCCGTAAGAATCACTGCTAAATATTCTATTTTTCTTATACTAAAATTATAAACCACGTAATTTTTCTGACTAAGAAGCGTTTTTTTGTCCCTTATTTCCGATTTGCTCATTCTTTGCTGCTTGCTCCTCTTTGATTTCTGCAAGTTCCTCTTCTACCCTATCAGCATTCCCGGCAAACATGATTCCCTCACGTGTTGACCAAATACCACCACTGACAGCAGAAACGGCAGTAGTCACCTTATCATTCAAATCATCAATCATATATGGAGCAAGTTCCGTTTCTATGTCGATGGTCTGTGATGCCTTGCTAAACTCGGTTGGATTGATAGAGCCTAAAGCGGAAACAATGAAATTTACTCTCCGCTGTAAGAACTCACCGATAACTTCCGCATGATTACTCACGCTCATATGTGCGCCCATGAACATAAAGCGGAAAGCAGTACCGGAAGCTTTACCCACGCCTTTCAATGTCTCAAAGGATATTCTTGGAGTGTTTGACATATCATAAGCCATGTTAGTAAGTGTCTCAGCCTCGAACTTCACCGTGTCAGGTACTTGGTTCCACGTCAAATACTGTGCATCAGCACCAGCTTCCAGTTTAACTTTTCTATCCTTTGTCTTGCCAATAAACCCAGTCACTTCCCCTATTAACTTCAATAATGGGAAGAAGTGATAGTCAATACAATCGGCATAGTTGGACAGGAGTTTCTCCAAGCGTATCCGAAAGGTCTTAATTTTCTTGCAGTATGCTTCGGGACGATAGGCATAGAGAACCGGCAGTTTGGGGAATCCATGAGCGAAAGCTATTCTTTCTTCGTACCCCTTAGATAAATCCCACTGATAAACCATCTTGTCCGTAATAGTCATAAAGCAGATGACTTCCGAATCATCCATGAGCTTCTTTTTGTACTCACGTGAGAAAGCAATCATTTTACCTTCATCGTTGAAGAACGGATAAAGCTTATCCCCACGGAACGGAGACCATAATACGCTTTTCAGCTTCTTGGTAGGTTTTACCTTGCCTCCGAATGTAGTCTTAACTTTCTTCCAGAACTTCGCCCAGAACGAATCATCATCGGTTACGTACCAATATTCCGCTACTTCCTGCTCGGATAACCAGGCACGAACTATCTTCTTATTCTGGTATTTGATTTTATTGGACTTGAATACAGCTTTGACCGCATCCAACAGCTTCTTTTCGTCATCGTCGGTCGGAGTACAATCCATAGACGGTTCTGTGCCGACCGTAAAAGCCGTTTGAATGTTCACGATGTCCTGTTCTAAAGGAATAGATATACGGTTCACCGGTTCGGTCTTGTACTGTGCTTCGATTTCATAAGTCTTGCCGGTCTTTCCATCGAAAACTTTCTCGGCTTCCTTTTCAAGAACCTTTCTATCCGGGTACTTCTCTTTGTCCACCATGATTTCATGGCGTTCAGGATTCCAATCATCCCAAAGTTTACAACGGTCAGGAAGTTCGGTCTTTCTACCCTTCTTCAAATAGCTTATCTTCTGCCCGATATCGAGCAACGCTAATATTTCTTCTAAACTTAATGGCATAGCTTATATTTTTAATGTGTGAATATTCCTGTTAAATCTTTCGGTTTTAGAATTTTGCCAAGCAAGCAACCCAAAACATAGTACCTTATTGCATCCATAAGGTGATTATCCTTATCTACTGGCTCATTGATATAATTTCCATCTTTGTCCTTATCCCATACGTAGGTTCTTAATTCCTTCATAAGATTGTAAGAACGTTCCGTTACATACAAATCCATAGAGAGAATTTTATCTATTCCTGCCTTGATTGATGGCCCCGACTTATCTACGCCATAAATATTCACGCCACGAAGTTTGATTTCGTCCACAAGTCGAGGATCAGCGGATTCTGCAAACACTTTCAAACCATAAGGACGTACCTTGTCAGCAAGCGCATTTGTGAGCATTCCTGATTGATAACATAGTTCATCAACATACAAGGCATTATCTACGATACCACACTTCACGGCTGCTGAAACGTCTGTTGTGTACCCGAAGTCTTGCCCGATAGCTACTTTCTTCGCCCATTGTGGGAACTCTTTCACAATACCCCACTTCTTGAACACAGCCCCCTCCGCAACATCAGCCCAACGACCAATAACGACATGAGCGTACTTTTCAGGATTACTCACCTTCATATCCTCAACCTCCTTTAAGAACTCCGGTGATAGATTCTCCAAGTTATCAAAATACGTAGTATGGATATGAAGTACATTCGGATGAGTGGAAATCTGTACCTGCACACCGTCAATCTCTACAAGTTTGTGAGTTTTCTCGATATACTTTTTGTAGATGAAGTGATTGGAGTCAGTAGGATTCATTATGATAATAACAAAATTATCTATACCGACCTGACGAATGGAAAGCACTATCTTTTCAAAATCGACCTCATTCGTCCATTCCTCTGCTTCATCACATACAAAAACCGTTATCCCATGAATAGATTTTAACTTGGCTGTCTGATTACCGGAAGATGTCTTGATACCACGGAACATTATCCTTGAGCCAGTTCTTTTATTCAACACGTCCGTTTTTGTGGTCTTGAAATATTTAGATGTTCCGTCCAATTCTATTTTTTCCATAAATTCAGGTATAATAGATATATGAGCGGAGACCATCGTGTAACGAGTATATAAAATTTGATGCACCACATTTTGGTATGGCTCTTTACCACGTGCAAATGTCAGCCTTTCAACGAATGTGGAACCATTAAACGATTTGCCGGAACCACGTCCTCCCGTGATAAGAACAATGAATTTATCCTTGTTTTTGTAGAGTGGGTAATATATTGGCTGCGGCGTTATCATTCCTCATTATCTCTAATCCATTTATCAATATCAATACCTTTGTCAGAGTGAACATCATCCCCATCTTCATCCTGCTTGCGTTCAACCTTTCTCCAATCTTCATCATAATGGTATAGCCAAACAGACTGCGCTTGCAGGCTTGGAGCCAACTCACCTTCCACGGTTTGAATTTCTTCCTCACCTGTCAAATTACCATCCCTGTCTTTAATCTTTCTGATAGTGGTGTTCTTAGTCTTAATACCACCAAGAGCCATAGCAAGGAACTTAGCACGTACAAGAGCGTTTATAGCGCAACGCGCACGCGATAATACTTCGTTCAATTCGGGGTACTCACCTTTCTTCTCACAGAAAGTTTGAGGGCACAGCCCGACTGCATGGGCAATCTCTTTATCAGTGAATCCCTTTTTGGCATACGATTCTACGAGAGAAAGAAAGTCCTCGCTTGTATAGTCAAACTTGGGCTTTCTTCCTCCTTTACCTTTTTGGTTTTGAGATTCACTATTGTTCATATCAATCTACCCGTTCTACTTGTTCATCAAACACTTCTCCTTTTATGAATTTCATATCCGGATCATAACCGAATCTCTCACAGAAAGCGGCTTTAGCTTCATAGGTATCAAAGGATAACATCACATAGGCATCCATGTTCTCGGCTTGCTTCTGTGCATTCTCCTTTACCTGTTGCTTTACTTCTTTCATGTGCGCTACCTTTTCGGCACGTTCTAACTGTTTGGCGGCTTTATCGGCTTCTTTCTGTTCGGAAACTGGGGCCATCATATCAGACAGAGCATCCGCAATAGAGTTTTCCTCTTCGGTCTGCAAAAGATAGTCGACACCAATCATGTTCAAATCGGCATCAGTCAGACCAGCGTCTTTCCAATCAATATCGGGAACAATTCGGGCAAGAGCATCAAAATCCCAAGTACCTTGTGCGTTAGGGTTGTTCATCAAAATATTGAGTTCCTTCTCCTGCTGTTCGTCCACGTCAATGACATCGACACGAATGCGGTAGTCGTTATCGGGAAACTTTTGCAATTCATCCATAACAGACAGACGTTGATGTCCACTGACTACGGTTAGCCCTGTTCGCTTATTCACAATAATTCCACCAACCAATCCGAATTTTTTGATACCACGCTTTAAGGTCTTACGTGATTCCTCTGATAGCTTTCTCGGATTATAATCAGCAAAGTGAATGGCAGAGCGGTTAAGTTCCACCGATTCACTCTTGATATATTTACTTAGTTCCATATCAGCCATTACTTAAACCTTGTGCACTTCTTCCTTGACGAATTCTCGCAGACACTTTACGGTCGTAATATTTCATACTACCACTATTCATTAAGCCCTTTGAGCGTGTATAATTAACCATTCTATTTGAAACATTTCCATAAGCACGTTCCATTCTTGAACGTTGTTGCGAATTCATCAGATATGTAGAAAAGATTCTTCTACGTTGATTATCCAAATCCCTTAGACTCTTAGTTCTTCTAACTCGGCAATCCTCCTATTAATTTTGTTGATTATGATACTCCCAAAGTACCCTTTCAGCCATTGGGAAAACTTTGTAAATTCTCTGTAAGTCCTGTGGATAGTTCTTCTCCATCCAAAGCATACAATCAAGATTGAAGCCTACTCCCGAACTCGCTTTCAATGAATATCGGACTGGTTCGGGTAGGTTGTGCTGCCTCATGTAAGCGAGAATATCCCTCTGATTCCAATCAGCCAAAGGATAAACCATACCGTTATTCTCGTAACCGTTTACCTCATACCCTTTCAGCATAAGCCTACGATTCATGCCATCAGCTTTCTTCATACCCAAGAATGTGTAATAAACTCCGTGAGTAAGCTGCATAGCCTTTACCACATCAGCCAGCTTCAACAGTTTCACTCTCGGATTTGGCACGCAATACATACCACCACGGAGAATGTAAGTGAGGTTCCAGTGTGGTACTTGAACAAACTCTATCTTCGGGTATCTGGCTTTAGTCCAGTTTATCCAACGGTTGATGTGCTCTAAGTCCTTGACGAAATACATGAACACACAGACTATTCTCTCAAACTTCGGATAGATTAAATCAAGCAGAACAAGCGAATCTTTACCAAGTGATAAAAACAGTAAAGCCTCATTCGATTTTACCCGAATGAGGTCTATATACCGGTTCGCTTGCTCTACTTTGTTCATGGTTAGCCACCGTTTAATCCCATTGAAACACGTAAATCAGCGTAACGCTGTCTTCGTGAACCCAACTGTGACTGCCCTGCTTGACCGCCACGCCTTGCTACTAATCTACCGCCTGCACCTGCACCGTTCATATTTCTGCGAGGCCCAGCTACTCTGTTAATTCTTCTTGCGACTCAGCTTTCTAATTTTAAAAGTTAAACAAATCAATCTATATGTTTCTCTAATATCTTACCCAAGGTATAATCCATTTGGGCTGCGAGATATTCTTCACCTTGATACTCGTAAACAATATCATTGCCGTTTTCATCTGTGAGAATGACTGCCTCTGCTGCTTTCACTTCAACGATAATATATGGACGTTTACCCGTATATGCACCTGTCAGGAGCTTGATTGCATCGTACTTGATAGGTTTCAATTCTACTTCACCTTCTTCGGGCAGTTCTGCATCAGTCGGATATTCTTTGCCGCCACATAGGTAAGTAATATATTTCTTTGCATTAGTTGGTCTGATTTCACGATATTCGTGGGTTTTCTTGCCTGCCAAGATTTCATCGAAATACTTCTGTTTGATGCTTAATGTAAGAATGTTCATAATCGTGTCAAATTTAAATTAATACTCAATAGTTGCGGGGGGCTGAATCGAACAACCGACCTTCACCAAGTCAAAGTGAAAAGCTACCACTGCTACACCCCGCGATAGTACCCCAAAGGTACTACTACAACCAAAGATAACGAAATATCTTCAATCGTTATACACGACAATCGGCTTATTGTCGTGAACTAAGCCATTTATCCCGTCTTTCTCTGCATGCCTCTAAGGTAGGCGCACAACAAGCAAACAGTTCGCCACTTTCAGTACGATAGTCATATTGGTACATTCTTACTCTCTTACCTTTCAATTTGGTAGTGTAAGTGCAATAGTTCTCTTTACCGGGCTGGCATACGCTACAACCTCTTTCGTCGTTAATTGAGTTCATAATCATTTATCAATACTTACTTAGTAATTTGTAAAACATTCGCCTTTTCTCTATGTATTTAAGACCATTTCGTCTAAGACCTCGCTTTGATTTTGATACAGTCATTTGGCAACCTGCAACGCCAACGCAGATGTAATTTGAATGATGCCTTTTAGCTTCTTTGAAAGCCCACCAAATCGCTTCACGACAATATCTATAGCTATCATTTTGAACACCCTCGTATCCTCTACTTAAAATGAAGTGGCCTATTTCATTTGCTTCTTCTTCTGAATAGCATATTGTGAATATATTATTCATCCTTTCTTTGTTTTACTTGTTCAACCAAAAACTTTTTAAAATCATTCTTGTACTGGCTGTGAATGATTTTATACTGGTGGGATAGGTTAGGCAATTGTTTGTAACCTTTGCTATACAAGAATTTGGCTACAAGCTCAATTTTTGCACGGTTACTAAATCCTCTGTCTTTGCACATGTTAGTTATACAGACATTCGCCTTGCTGGTAGGCTTCTTTTCAACTGGCGACACATATTCACGTCTGTCATAAGCGTGCGTTCTCGGATAACCGACCGCTTCGCCTAAATATTCACCTGTGATGCAATCAAATTCACCACTAATTAAACTATCTGCTATTTCACCCATAATAATCAATATTTAATGTTTCACATTCAATCTTTCTTCACTTGTATAAGCCACTACAAGCCCAGTTTCATCATGTTGTATGGTGATGTACTTTTCACCCCTTTCTATGGTGGTAAAATCGCACATACTACATAACTTACCCAATACCTTGCCCAGTTGTTTCATCAATGGGGCTTCGGGGCTGATAACTAAAACTAAATCCGCTTTCATAATCGTGTGTATTGTGGTAGCCCGAAGGCTACCGGATTAAAACTTAGAACTTCTCTATTTTGAGATTGTCGTTAATGATAAACATACGTCCACACTCTAAAATCACATGAGTATCCGTGACTCTCTTTATCACTCTTACTACATCATCGTGCGATATGCGTGGTGTGCCATCTGCATAGTGACCATTAGCTAAATCACCTGAAATTCTGTATCTCAAACCAATTTCTATTTCTTTTATATTCATAATCTTCTATATTGCGCAGGGCAAAAGCCCTGCCGGTTAAACTTATAATATTGTAATCTCTTTGCTACCTATTTCTGTATCTACATTCAGAACCTCATACTTTTGAGCCTTGTAGTTGTAAACGATCTCACAAGTATTGAAACCTCTACCATCTTCTCTTTGGTCATAAACAGTATTTATATGCTGATACATTTTATTGCCTAACATGAAGTTTACCTTACCTGACGTGCAGAAGTAAAATGCTACTGCATATTTCAATGTCTTCTCTTCATCAATCTTCTTTGTTGCCATATCTTATATATTTTAATTGTTATTCAAACTATGTTTTTATTATCACGATGCAAATATCAAATTTTATTTTGAATAAAACAAATTTTGATAGAAAATTTTTCAAATTATTTTTTGATACTATTCTTTATATATTCTATGTATAATTTGAAAACTATTCCTATCTTTGCATCAAATTATAATTTGAATATCATGCTAAGAGTACAAGAAATCTGCAAACAGCAGGGCATTACCATGCAAGACCTTGCTAAAAGAATGGGAGTGACATATCAGGCCTTGTATGCCGCAGTGTCCGGCAACCCTACCATTGGGAAGTTAGGTGAAATAGCAAAGGCATTAGATGTAGGAATAATTGACTTACTGAATGAGGATAAAGAAGAAAACGCTATTATTTGCCCCCATTGTGGAAAAAAGATAAAAATAGAGAAAGGAGAATGATATGGATGTCAATACAATTATCAATATTATTGCTGTCATTTTAGCCATAGGGAACTTTATATTCTTGTGCAGTATATCTCGAAAGAAAGCATATAACGAAGAAAAAGGGAAGAATCTTGCTACCAAAGAAGACATAGAAAGCATTACTAATATCATTAAATCAGTAGAATCCCAATACAATAATTCATTAGAATTGTTCAAAATGGAATTACTCAATGAATATGAGTTTTCAAAATCACTTTTTGAAATATGCAATAATTTAGACAAAGAGTTAATAAATCATCTAATTGAATGTAAAAAAGACATTGAAATGGATGAAAGTTATGAGTCACAAGGACAATTAGGACAAGCTATTAAATCTATCAATGATTTAGGAGATTTCTTACACTGTTACGAATCTAGATATTCAAATTTAAAGAACTTCAACAAATTAATACAAGAATGCGATAAAATGTATGGTGTCTATATTGATTTAGATAGCGGAAGAGATATTCAATTTACAAATTATCGTCCCATAACAAAGAAGGTTCAGAAGTATATAAAAGACACACTTAAAATAATAATTCCACCAATTAAAGTAGGTAACGCAGAAAAGCCGGAGCACTAAACTCCGGCTCATTAATTGATTAGCCCTTTGAATTTTAACCGATTTACGATTTCGGTGTAAAGATACTCTATATCCCCACTGAAATCCCCATAGTTCTGATACAGAAACACGACATCCGCACAGTTGTCGGAAATGGTACATTCTGATTGAACTCCAAGAACCTTTGCTATTTCTGGACGTAACCCTGATGCCATTTTCCCACCGGCAAGCGAGCTTGGAGAAAACAGATACAGGATAATGAAAATGAACTTTTTCCGTTGTGTTACACTATCAATACAAGGGGGAAGACTCCTGCTATTCAATAACTCAACGAAGATTTTATAGATATCCCCAATAAGGCTTTTATCTCTCAAAATCGGTGAAGCTAAGGTATTTTCTTCTTCTGAAAGTTCTGATTTCTCAATTCTGATTTTTTTAAGACGAATTATTTTATTAAAATCCAGTTCCATAACACAATTATTTTAAAAGTAAATAGTATATTTGCATCATAATCGTGTGAGGAGCTGGTTCATAGTCGTGTGTGGGCTGGCTCTTTCTTTATTTTACAGGCTTATCCTTTCTCTGAATAGTCTCATCCTTTTCGTCGATTCCTCTACCCCACATCATTGCAGAAGAGCACCGGCATATAAAAAGAGTTCCTCACGATTGGTAAGGAACTCAACTTTCAAAGCCTTATCAAAAGCTTTGCTATATAAGTAGTTATTTATTTTCATTTTTTCTCAAATCATATTTCTGTATGTATTTACTAACCGTAGTCCGACTAACTCCAAGTGTACGAGCAATGTCTTTAAGATGCATTCCCTCCTGTACAAGTTTGCCTACCTCTTCAACTTCAATATGCACGCGAGGATTTCCTCCTTTCCTTTCTGGAGATGGTTCAATTCCAAACAGGACCCGCCTCTTTTGAGCATATTCCTTGGTGCACTTATCTTTCGTTACATAGATAACAGTACGCTGGTCGATGCGTAGAGGATATAACCTTTTCTCAATCTCCCTGTGCTCTTCTACGAGACGTTCGGCATCTCCGTTGACCGTTGTATCAACTTTCTTGTATCTGTCTGAAATAACTTGTTTATTACGTTTTCTGATATTGGAATTTACATTCATAGTTATATTTACTGTTTATTGGTTATTACTTTCTAAAAAACATATCCCCGGAAATTGATCGGGCTGTATCGTCACCTGTCAACCGGATGTAACGGAAGAAGTTCTGTTCTGATCTGTGCCCGGTAAGTTTCATAATTTCAAACGTCTTCATCCGGCCAGTGAGGTACATGTTGGTAGCTGCGC